TATCTTAAAAAGAAGCCTATTTCATAAGGGTTATTTTATCTAAGAAAATAACCTAGTATAAATCCTACGCATGCAATACCACCTATGACTAGGCACGTTACGGCTGTGGATGTTTTAATATTCTCTCTGTCCCATATCTTCTTAGCTCTTTTATTACACTCATTACATCCTTCCATGATTCTCCCAGTTTTAAAATCAGGGATAAAACACATAAAACTCCAAGTGTTGGAACGACAGTTTGGACACTCCATGCTGTGCCTGTTGAAATTCGTGCCTGAGATATCATCCATCTTATCTTCTCTATCATCCCAGTTAGCGTAATTTATCAATACACTCCTTACACTTCCTACACTATATAAATATGAGGATATGATTTTTAATCGAAGATTTATAATAAGAAGCATATATCTATTTTACGCCTAACAAAATCGATATGCTTAAATAATCCATTTCTCTAATCCTATTCTATGACTTGTATTAAATGTGCATGTGAAATGAAAACCAATGAGGGACTTATATACTCATGTATATCTTGTAGAGCAATGGTTATGATAAACTAGGCACACAATCTACGCACAAAATTTCTTTAATGTCAGACATCTCAACATTACTTTTAAAGCAGTTGTGACACATTCCTAAGATCTTTGTCTTTTTCTTTAGTCCGAACATCTACTTATACACTCCTTTAGAACCTTGATTCTATAGTTACGTTCATTTGTACTAGTCTCTTTTTCGAGCCTAGCCAGTACACTTTTGAAATCAACCAAGTGTGATTTTTTATAGTTTTTATCTGAATACATATTTATCTCTTAAAGTCCTCTATATTTATATCTTGCGACAGGTCTGACATGCCTGCCATCAGGCACCAACATCTATTCCCAGCCTCGCCTATACACTCTGAGTGCTCACGCATTACAGAAATTCTCCTTGCCACACGATGGACAATTTTCATATTCTACGGGATATGTTACATAACAATCCTTACAAAGTACTGCATCTATATTAACCAATTCTATTGACACCATTCCATTATATTGTATCCTTTATCCTAAACCCTTTTTTAAAGCCAAGTTCACCATCTGATGTATTAATATTATTTTTGATTAACACATCTTCATCTGCCTCACTTTTTGGAAGATCACCATTAGACTTGTCCAAAGCATCAATTCCATCTTTAGTAGAATTAGCTCCTTCCCTTTTTTTCAGATTTGGTTCTAGGGAATCTAGCATTATACTTCCTTGGATTCTAATTAGACACTTGCCTAGTTTGTTGAATGAATGGTCTCCTATTGTATCGTTACATGCTATACATGTCATTCTTTTAATTTGTTTACTTCCAATCACCATACTTCTATATTGTTAATGACACATATAAATCTTGCTTCATTTTAGTAGAACTCATCTTTGGTCTAAATTTACAACAGGGACATTTCTCATCTATTAATAATTTTACATTAAACCAAGAGTCACATCTCTTACATAAACAATGAGTCTTGTATGGAGAACCAAACGGTTTTCCTGATTTTAGCATATCACATATACCTTTACAACCTTTCATATTATAATAGTTATATATGGGTTATATAAACCTTTCTGCTTCATACTCTTCCATTTTATATTGCCTTGGTTTTTTGGGTGTACTTGGACGAGCACAATACCAAAGTCCTATTATACCTAACGGTATTAAAATTACCGTGCCCAGACAAAACAAAGACAAAAAGAATAATAAAATCTTTGACATAATCACATATGCCTTTTTCATAATATAAATCTTTCTAATCTTCGATTGAAAATCAAAAAGGAGAAGAAGGTGATGTCAAGTCTCTTCACAACATACGAAATAGGATGGAGACCTAAACATACTTGTTGGTGAATCTTACGTGTTCACCAAACCACGACCTGTGGCAACGGGTTATTAACCATATATGTTACGTGAGCGTTATATAAAAGTCTTACTAAAATTAGGTGGTGAGGGAATAGGTTAAGAGGGCTACCGTGGAGGTATTTCTACCTTGACCGTATAGGTAATCCCTGACACCTATTATAGTATAATCTGTTACCTATATAAACTTTTAACCTTAATCCCAATATCCCTTTTTGCTTCGCATTGGGATGACTCGGTTAGTCGGACGGAGGTTCGTCCTCTACATTACTTTTAATTTTATCCTCGCATAGAAACGACAGTTTCCAGAATGTCTTTTTATCCTGCATGTCCAATGCTTCAGGAGTTGTGCCAAAACATAATTCAAACCATCGTATAACTGTCTTATAATCAACTAATTCAAAATCAACCATAAGCATTTAAATACTACATCACTAATAAATTTTCAATAAAGGTAATCTTTATATGAAGTATTATATATTGACTTATATGACCAAGGACAAGACAGAGGCTATTAAGGAAGATACTCCCACTGTTGTGATAAAAGAAATAGCCAAAACCTGTTCTTGTAATGAATCTATAGGCAGAGATATTAGATGTAGTGATCATGGTGATCCTGACAAAATTTGACACGTTACGTTAATTTCCGTCAATAGACAGTAAGTTTATTAACTATTATATTCTCATTATATTATGGGTATTCGTTCTAGGTTAACTTCTATAGGTAAAAGTTTAACTTTTACTAACAAAGGATATACAGAATCTACTACAAGACCATCTATTGCCCAGCCATACATGGCTACCGACACAGGTGCCAAACTACCAATTTTCCCATTCCCACTTATAATGATTTATGAGTTGGCAGATAATATTGATGCTTTACGTATTCCTATTGAGACCTTGAACAGAGAGATGTTTAAGAACGGATGGGAGATAAAACAACGATTCAAATACAAATGTAATAACTGTTCTAAAGAATTCAAATATGCTCCTAATATTACAGTAGAAGGTGAATCTAAAGACCTTGACGAAAAAGTACAATGTGATTCCTGTCAAAGTTATGACTTGAGAAGTCCTGTACCTGAACATAGAAAAATTTTAGAAAATTTAATCAACAATCCAGTTAATGGAAACACTCAAAACTTGGAAGATGTTGCTAGACAATTAGAAAGAGATTTGGAAATTGCAGATAATGCTTACTTGCTTATGTTAAAGAATTATTTTATTGATGATGTTACTGGTGAGATTGATGTGGCAAAAACTGAGATTAAAGAACTGTTAAGAATTGATCCACCTCAGGTAGCCATGATTGCTGACTCTGATGGAAGAATTGGTTATGATGATAAGAGACAGAAAATATATGTTTGCCCTAGATTTGAGCACAGAGATGCAAGACTGTATACTGATAGATGTTCTAAATGTAATGCAAAGGCATTAAAGGCAATACTTGAAGTTAATTCCGTTTATTCCATAGGTGTACCACATCCTAAGAGAGTAATTTATGCCGAAGGTGAAGTAATATGGAAAGCAGGAAAATACAGACCAGCCTTGATTTACGGATTTTCCCCTATATTTGCAGTGTGGAGTAAGGCTATGGCTTTGTCTCACATGGATGAATATGTAAGAAAATACTTTGACAAGATGAGACCACCAAGAGGATTACTTGTAGTTGCCTCCCGTAACTATGAGACATTCAGAAAGTCATGGGATGCACTTGAACAAAAGGCTACAGAAGACCCATACATGATACACCCACTTATGGTTGAATCTGATAAGGGTGGACAGAACATGGCACAATGGCTAGACTTTACTGGAACATTACAAGAGTTACAATTCATTGAAGTAAGAAAAGAACTAAGACAAATCATTGGAGCTGTCTATGGTGTGTTGCCATTGTACTATGGAGAGATGGTAGGTGGATGGTCACAAGAGGGATTACAAGTTACCATCAGAACTCATGGGTGTAGACGATTGGGATCTCAGACTTGAAGCAGGAGAAGAAAATGACAAACTCTCAGAACTTCAAAGAGATGGAGTTGAAATTGAAAACATGGCAATGTTACAACAAATGGGATTTGATGTAGAGAGAACTGCTGAAGGTGACTTTAAGACTAATCAAATACCAAAACCTGTGGACGAATTACAAATGGGTAGAGGTAGAGGTACTGCTGCACCAGAAGAGAACAGACAAAACTTTGCAGGACAGCCATTACAAACAAGACCATCTGATGATGGAGGTGTTTCACAAGGATCTCCAAGTTCTGGAGCAGGAACTTCTCTCTCTCAGAAGAATTTCCAAACAGGGATTACACCAGACAACTTTAATGTGGTAAAGAAAACATTACAATCAGCAATAGACTTTAACTGGAACAAGACCAAAACAGTTGAACAGTTAAGAAAATCT